CCGCGTCTACAACGGGTAGTTTTTCTGTCACTAGCGGTCAAACGGTGCGTGTGGTTGTGTCGTGGCCGTCTGCCGGTTGGGCGAGTTGCGGGATTTATTTTGGCGGAAGCGCATACAACAACCGGTCCGTTCAAACAGCCGCAAATGGAAGTGTGCCGACATCAGGTGCGGTTTCTCTCACTGACTTTTACGGCGGGAGAAAGACCTAATGCCGCTGACAAAGCTACAATTTCGCCCCGGTGTGAATCAGGAAATTACGTCGTACTCCAACGAAGGTGGCTGGCGAGACTGCGACAAGATCCGGTTTCGTTTCGGATATCCGGAAAAGATGGGCGGGTGGGAAAAATACACCTCCACTACATATCTTGGTTCAGCACGGGCATTGCACAACTGGATTGCACTCGATGGCTCGAACTATCTTGGTATTGGTAGCCACTTAAAGTACTACATCGAAGAAGGTCAGGGTCTTAATGACATCACTCCAATCCGGCTTACTACGGGTGCCGGCGATGTAACCTTTGCGGCCAGTAACGGAAGTACGACAATCACGGTTACCGACGCTTCGCATGGCGCATTCGAAAATGACTTTGTTACTTTTTCAGGTGCAGCATCCTTGGGTGGGAACATAACGGCTGCGGTGCTGAACGCAGAGCATCAAGTCGTCAGTGTGACCAACGCTAACACTTTCACGATCACTGTTGGCGTTGCAGCGAATAGCTCCGACACAGGTAACGGCGGCAGCAGCACGGTTGGTGCGTATCAGATCAACGTGGGTCTGGATACTACAGTTGGCGGCACCGGCTGGGGTGCTGGAACCTGGGGGCGTGACGGCTGGGGTGAAGCTGCATCTAGCGGTCTGACCACCACAAACGAAATACGTCTGTGGTCACACGACAACTTTGGCGAAGACTTGCTTATCAATCCGCGAGATGGCGGTATTTTTTACTGGGACAAAACCAATAACCTGTCCACCCGTGCGGTCGAGCTTTCGACGTTGAGCGGCACAAAGCGTAGTGTGCCGACTATAGCAAAGCAGGTTTTGGTCTCCGATCAGGATAGGCATGTTATTGCTTTTGCCGCTGACGGCCTCGGCGGAGCCTCTGACACGCAAGGCAACGGGACACAAGACCCGCTGTTGATCCGCTTTTCATCGCAAGAAGACCCTCTAATGTGGTATCCCGCCAGCGACAACACGGCGGGCACGCCCAACGGCGCGGACGGCGCCCAGTTATAAGGAGAAACCGGCACCACCGCCGCGGCATGGAGCAGCGCCAGCAGGCCTTGATGGAACACCAGGGTAGCCAGAAAACCGGCCACAAAGGCCTTCACCCACTGCATAGAGCCTCCAATCACCGACGTAACTTACTGAGCATAGAGATACATGGG